CCCCTAGCTTTTACGAGCAGTTGGGACAGTCAAGTTCTAAATTGATGTCTGTTGACTTTAACGCTGGTCAAGGCTCTATCCGTAATGGTCTGGTATCTTCTGGAAAATTACGAGGCTTTGATATGTATAAATCCAACAATATTGCCTCTACGACTAACGCAGCAGGTAAGATAATTAGTGGACACATGAGTTCTACTGCCACGGCACAAACCATCACAAGCACTGAGGTTCTTCGTGACCCAGATAGCTTTGGTGATATCTGTCGAGGCTTGCATGTGTATGGCGCTAAAGTATTACGTCCTGAAGCTTTGGTTTCAGCGTTCTACGGTATCGACTAAGCAAGTAATGAGAGAAGGGGGTGTAAAAACCCCCTAATCTTTTTTTTAAAAAAAAAAAGGAAACGTATGGCTGTTCTAGGAAGTAATTCTAAACCGATAATGATTAAAGGCGCAAGAAAAGGAAAAACATTAGGCGCTTGGGGTAGCAACAACCAAAACTACAGAAATAACTGGGATTTAATTTGGGGCAAAAAAGAAACTTCTAAAACTAAAACAAAGGCAGTTTAAAACGATGGCTACAACTTTTTTACAATTAACAAACGAGCTTTTAAGAGAGTTAAATGAAGTAGTGTTAACGTCTGCGGCTTTTAGTACTGCCCGAAGTGTACAACAACACGCTAAAGATAGTATTAATAGAGCTTACTTTGATATAGTTAATGAAGAACCTCAGTGGCCTTTTTTATCTGTTTCTGATAGTGGTGGAACAGATCCAATGTACGGGAACGTATATTTAGAAACAGTAGCTGGAACTCGTTGGTATGAACTAAAACCAGCAAGCTCTAGCATTACAACAGATTATGGATCAGTAGATTGGGATAACTTTTATCTTACTACTGTAGGTGTTAGTGGAGAAACAGCTCCTTACGAGGACGGAAACTTACGTTTTATAACACTTGAAAACTGGAAAGATTTTAGACGAACTTCTGAAAACTTAGATGATTCAGACACACAAACCTACGGTAAACCTACTGCTATTATACGAAGTCCAGATTCTCGTAATTTTGGATTAAGTCCAATACCAGATAAAGTTTATCGCATCTGGTATTTTGCATGGGACTCTCCTTCACGTTTAAGCGCACACTCAGATGTTATTGTATTCCCCGATGTCTATACATCTGTTCTAATAGCAAGAGCTAGATACCACATGTGGCAGTTTAAAGATAATCCGCAGTCTGCTGCTTTTGCTCTAGCGGATTATAAAAAAGGTTTAAGCAGCATGAAATCTAATTTAATGTCTCCTGTTCCTGTGTACATTTCAGATGATCGAATGAGATTCGTATAGCATGGCGGCTTCTCAACCGTTTGGTATTTCGTGTAAGGGAGGGCTAAATACTAATCTTAATCAGCTTGAAATGTTAGGTCAGCCTGGCTTTGCTACAGAGCTTAAAAACTTTGAAGTTGATCCTGTTGGCGGCTATAGAAGAATAAATGGCTATACAGCTTTTGGAGACACTAGACCTAATGCAAACACACCCTTATTAGGTTTAGCAGTTTATGCAGACGGCCTTATTGCTTGCAGCGGAACAAATATTTATTTCACTAACGATGGAACTACGTGGCTGCAAATTAATAAAGATAGTGTAGCTTCTGGTGGAGATAGTCATTCTACGTTTACTGGGCGATCAACCCTAGCAAGAACAGGCCAAGAGCAAACCACTATTGAAGTTTTTGAAGGCAATGAAGAGTTTGGACAAGTTTTAATTTGTGATGGACAAAATAAACCTTTCTTTTTTAAAATGACAGGGACAGGAGCATTATCAGGACGAACTTATTTTGCAAAAGAAATAACTGTTTCTGGAACAGTAGCTCCTAAAGTAGGCGTAGTTCACGATAAACATTTTGTAGTTGCTGGAGCTTCTACACAAAAAAATACACTTTACTATAGTCATACGTTGGAGCCTGATAACTTTAGTGGTGCTGGTGCAGGAAGCGTCTCTATTGATGATCAAATTATAGGACTAAGAAGTTTCCGAACAGACTTAATTATTTTCTGTGAAAACAGCATTTATAAACTTATAAACATTAATGATTCAAGTAATATTGCAGTTGTTCCTATTGCAAAAAACGTAGGCTGTTTAAGTCATCATAGTATTCAAGAAATTGGAGGCGACCTAGTATTTCTAAGCCCAGACGGTGTTAGATCTGTAGCAGCAACAGCAAGAATTGGTGACGTAGAGCTAGGATCAGTAAGCCGACAAATACAGTCTGTAACTTCTATTATTGCTAGAGATATTGCTGACTTTACTATTACAAGTTGTGTGTTACGAAGACGTTCTCAATATCGTTTATATTATTCTACAGATGGTGGAGCGATTAATAAAGCTAAAGGAATTATAGGAACCTTAACTAAAGATGGGTTTGAGTGGGGAGAAACCGAAGGAATTCAATGTTCTTCTATTGTATCTGATTTTAACTCGTCTGGAATAGAAAAAATATATCATGGTGATAAAAATGGATATATTTATAATCACGATACAGGTAATTCTTTTATGGAAACAGGCTCTGCTTTCAATATTGACGCTAGATATACGACACCTTTTTTAGATTTTGGTGATGTTGGAACTAGAAAGACTATGAAGTATTTGAAGCTTTCTGTTTCCCCTGAAGGTTCATTAGAACCCACGCTCAGAACGCAGTTTGACTTTGTAGACTCTGATGTTGCACAGCCTTCAGATATAGCACTTGAAGGTATTCCGGTTCCTCCTGTTTTCGGAACTGCCCTTTTTGCAAGTGCTATTTTTGAAGGCACTAATGATCCAATGTCTCGTCAAGTTCTTGAAGGAAGCGGTCACACCGTAAGTTTCCAAATTAAAACCGACGATCAGTGCGCCCCTTATTCATTAAACGGGCTATATATAAATTACGTGCCATCAGGCAGGAGATAAGAAATGGCAGGAACAGGCTATACAAGACAAAGTTCTTTTGATGATGGTGATGTAATAACAGCCGCTTTATTTAACAACGAATATAACCAACTTTTAAATGCTTTTGTTTATGCTGCTTCAGGTACAACAGGACATCAACACGATGGTGGTGCTGGAGAAGGCGGCAATATTGAGACTATTGGCGACCAGGATTTTTTAAATAAACTTGTTGTAGATAGCACTAATAACCGTTGGGGTTTCTTTGTTGAAGTAAGCAGCTCGGCTGTTGAACAAGTTCGTATCCAAGATGGCGCAATAGTTCCGGTAACTGATAATGATATTGATTTAGGAGCAAGCGCCCTACAGTTTAAAGACGCATACATCAATGGCACATTAGAAGCTGATGCGATTACTATTGCTGGCATCACGCTCTCAGAAACTATTGCAGACACTGTAGGTGCAATGGTAACAAGCAACACTGAAACAGGTATTGCAGTTACATACGACGATGCTGATAACACCTTAGATTTTGTAATTGGCGCTGGCGCTATTGTTAGCTCAATGCTTGAAACAAACATAACTATAGCTGGAAACATAAGTGTTGGCGGTACAGTTGATGGTCGTGATGTAGCAACAGATGGAACTAAGTTAGACGGTATTGAAGCTTCAGCTACCGCAGACCAAACAAACGCTGAGATCCGAACAGCGGTTGAAGCTGCATCAGATTCTAATGTTTTTACTGATGCTGACCATACTAAGTTAGACGGTATTGAAGCAGGAGCAGACGTTGTAAGCACAACAAGTGTTACAGCTGCGGGTGCACTAATGGACAGTGAGCTAACTGACCTCGCAAGTGTTAAGGCTATCAATCAGGGCCTGGCAACTACCGACAGCCCTACGTTTGTAGATTTGACTGTTTCGGGCGATGATATTACAATGGGTACTAATACCGCAGACGCATTGTTGGTCGCAGACGGTACTAACTTTAGTCCAACTACAATCGGCAGTCTATCAGAACTATCTTCAATAGCGAGTGATGACGTATTCTTAGCTATTGACACTTCAGGTGGCGGCTTAAAGAAAGTAACACGTAGCACAATAGTACAAGGTCTAGCGACATCTAGTGCTATTGCAAATGTTGTAGAGGACACCACACCCCAGCTTGGCGGTAACTTAGATTCACAAGGCAATGACATTACATCTGTAGGTAGTTTATCTGCTGTCACTGTTACAATTTCTGGTGATACGACGATTGGTGATGCTGCAGCAGATGATCTAACTGTTAATAGTACAATCAAATCAAACCTTATATTTACTGACGCTACCTACGATATAGGTGCATCGGGAGCTACACGCCCACGTAATATCTTCTTATCAGGTAATGCTACAATTTCTGGCGATACTACGATTGGTGATGCTGCGGCAGATGATCTAACTGTTAATAGTACAATCAAATCAAACCTTATATTTACTGACGATACCTACGATATAGGCGCATCAGGCGCTACACGCCCACGTAATATCTTCTTATCGGGTAATGCCGCAGTTGGTGGACGGGTATCACACTCGACCATTACTACACTTTCGAGCGATGGTACACCGTCGGTTTCGGCAGGTAACTATTTCGTGACAGGCGACACTACGACGATTACCGACTTTGACGATGGGGTTGTGGGGCAGACGATTCACATTCTTGCGGAACACGCAAAAACGATCACGGATAACGCTGCTATCATCTTGGATGGCTCTGCTAACTTCGTGATGGCTGACGGCGACACACTGACGCTGACTATGTTCAACGATCAAGTTTGGCAAGAAACGGGGCGCACTACAAACGTGGC